CTAACTCTTTTTTCTCCAGTCTCTTCGTTAATAATAGTCTTATCAACAGGCTGGTATTCAAGTAGTTTATGGGAAGTAATACAGTTATGCTTCATATCTTCCGACTGTACTTTACGTATGTTATTAACAGCTCTTCTTGTGTAAGAGATAATAACAGCCCCAGGGGTACCGCTAGTAAGGTGCTTATGCGGAGCGTCTTCTGATATAGTAAGTACGCCAGCTACACCGGATTGTATTAAGTTATTAAGACCCCCCTTAGTAGCAGTTGTTTTACCAGTACCAGCAGCACCTATTAAGACACATGATTTACCTTTACCTAATGTAGTAACAAACTCTTCTTGTCTTTCATTATAGGTAATAACTTCACCGTTCATACCAGTAGTAGTATTAGCACCTAATGTTTCAGGTGGGGATATAGGTAATACTTTATCCTGTGGTGGTATTTCTTCCTTCTCTTCCTTAAGCTTCTTTTCTTCCTTGTACTTAGCTAGTGCAGCAGCTAACCTATCCTTAGAAGATACTTCCTTTTCTGGTTTAGTCTTCTCTTCCGCTTGCTTATTAGCTAATGCTTTAGCAGCTAAGTTAGCACGTACCCTTTCCTTAATAGACAGTGCCTTATGCTTAGCTAACTGAGGTGCTTCTTTAGGTACTTCTTTATTAGCCTCAGCTTCTTCCTTAGCTTTCTGCAATTTACGGGCTTCTATTATAGCTTTAATATCAGCCATTACTAACTCCTCTTACTTAAGTTGTATGCTATCTTAGCTTTAAGGTACTCACCCTTAGTAGCATAGTTAATTTGTTTAGGTTCTTCTGCCGGAGCGCTAGCTATTACATCATTAACTAACTTATCGTTAGCTTCAATAGACTTCTTAGCAGCTGCAGCCTTCTCTAAGCTAGAAGTACTCATAGACATAGATAACTGTGCATCTAAATCTAGTAGTGAAGAACCAAGTATATTGATTTGGTTATTGATACCTTCTTTAAGACAATCCATTACCTCAGAATAATGTAAGCTATCTAACTCTAAGTTAGTTTCGCAGTGTTCCTTTATCTCTTTAAGAGTTGTGGAATCTACATTAAATATCTTCTTAGGATTAAAGCAGTACCTAATAGCTTTCTTCCATTCTTCTACTCTATCAGTAGGGAAGTTACTAGCCATTGCTGCCCAATCTGCTATTAGTGTTACGTACTGAGGTGCCTGCTTATCAGACAATACTAAGTAAGTAAGCTTATTCTGTACAGCCATTAACTTAGCATGGTCAGTAAGAGATGCTTGCTTATTCTTAAATTCCTCAATATTATCTCGCCAAGCCCGCACCCAATTATGGATGTTATCTAAGCTACTATTATCTACGTTAACTACAAACCTAGGTTGTTTAAACTTAGGGTGTTCAATAATAGCTGTCTGCTCAAGTGAAGCTACTAGTCTGTTAATGGTGTTAGCTATGTAAGACTGACCTCTAACAGAATTCCACTCTAGTGTTACTGGTACTCGCCAAGTTACCTTACCTGATAAGTTTAATAAGGCTAGGAATAGTAAGTATGATTCCTTATTACTACATTCGCCTTTAGCATATAACTTATAGGTAGCTAATAACTGTTTCTTGTTAGCAGCAAAGATAGGATGAATATATCCACCTTGAGAACTAACATTTAACTTACTAAACTCAGGCAGTATTATTTTTATACCTGATATAGCACAGGTTATTTTAGCCATAGGAATATTCCTTGTTTACTAGTTACGTTTGTTTACAGAGTTATATACATATATCAGCACTAGAAATAAGTACATAGTCGCGGATACATGTAACACTTCACTGTCAATAGTAGTAGCTAATACCAGTAAGATAAGCAGTGTGTCTAGTAATATTAAATCTACAAACACTTTGTAATTATCCACTAGCTTACTAATTTTGCTGCATAGACTTCTCATATTCTATTTCCTGCTCTTCTGTTAATAGGTCATTGAGATAAGCGTAGTTCTTAGCTTTGTTAATAATCTCTACATTTACATGTGTAAAGTCATTACTAGCTATTGCCTCTTGCCATAAGGTATAACAATCAGCCTCACTAATAGTGTCGCTATTAGCATCGCTAGTTACTTCTTCAGGGCTACCTAGTTGCGTTAACATATCAGGCTTATCTACAGTGCTATGACTAGGCGAATTCGCGAGTAACTAGGTTAGATAAATACTCTAGTGTTTCCGCATCTAATGATGGACGATATTTAGCTTTACTTGTGCTCATTTATTTAGCTCCTTATAAATATCAGTTAGTTTAAATAGCATAGGGTACAAGAAAGCAGTACTTTGATTATTAACTATAGAGGTTATAGAAGTTTCAAGTACTTTATACTGGATACCAGTCCTCTTGTTAACTAATTTAATAAGTACCCTTTTATGCTTACCTGAGTTTTGTATAGTATCTATCCTCAAAACAAAAGGTATATCTTTTAAGTAGTCCTCAGCTAAGATATTAATTATATCTTCTGCTAGCAGGTGGCTAGTATCATGCGCTACATGAAAAGGCATCTTACCTTTAAGCTTAGAGCTAAGAAATATGCTATGCCAGTTGTTTATTATGTTAGTATTGAGATTAACATGATAAGCAACCTCATTAGAATTAATGGGCTTAATGTTTATCTTAGAGGGACTACTAACTACTATCCAACAGACAGGCTTATCTGTGTCCTTATTAGTCTTATAGCAATTATGCTTAATACGTCTGGCTGTTAGGTACTTGCTTATACAGTGGCTTTGCAATTCTGTTAACATGATTACGCTCCTGCTTTAAATAGGTATTTATAGTAATTACTAGGTGCTAACACCTTAGTATGTAATAGGTTAAGATACTGATAAGCATCTGCTGCTGATACGTTATACTTATTTAAGAAAGGTAACGTGGCTAGTTGCTTATCAGTTAGTAGTCTAGCCTTATTTATACTCTTATTTCTGTTAATGCAAGATAAATTAGAAATACTTTTAGCTAATGACCATCCCATAGCATAATACATAGAATCATCCACAGCTTCAGCTATAGAATCTATATCTAACAGTTCATATGAACTTAGTTTATAGTGAGGACTTAGTTTATAGCTAGTACTGTAAAACGTCTTTTCTTCTAACAAGGTAGCTAGCATAAAAGGGAATAGCTTACCTGTTAGTATATGAGAACCTATTAAACAAGCAGCATAACCACAAGCTGTATGCTCAGAATACCAAGTAGCCATATCAAACTTTTTACCTTGTAGGTATTTAGGCTTATGTACTAACCTGTTATGCTTAGCTTCTATTCTCATAGTATGAGTTAGTGTACCTAGCATAGCTTTAGTTAGTGTTATGTTAGGTATATAATAACCTTGTCCTTCAGTGCTGCCTTTCACCCATACTTTATGTTGCTCTCCACTATACAGCTTAACAAGTGCATCATAGTTATCTACTAAGTAATGAGTAATACCGTTTACTCTAGCTTTTAGTTGTGTATAGTAGCTATCGTACTTACTACCAATTGCTTCGGGGCTAAAGTTAGCAGCATTCACAGGGTACTTATTATATAAGCTACTAGCCAGTGAAGATAGTGATGGTGCTGGTTTATTAATATCTAGTTTCATTAGGAATATTCCTTATTGGTTACTGGTTTATGTGGTTAGGAAAAGTACTCTGATTTATTAACATTCTCAGCGTACATTCTGTAATACTTAGCGCTACGAGTAGTAATAACTTTTTCATATAACAAGTTGTCAATAAATGCGAATCTAAACTCATTAGGTTCAAAAGATGTACTGGAATTTCGCTTACAGCCATCATGACTTATTTGTAAGTCTACTAACTTATTATACTGTTCACTAGTATATACACTTTTTCTCCAGCCTTGTTTAAGAAGTGCGCTAACATTACCTTCATAGTTACCATACGCTTTTAACTCTGGCTTAGTCATAATGTGGCCAATAGCACAATGTAGAGAACTATCTTCACTACTAGTATATTGGCATACAAACTTAGTTTCATTTTTGCTAGCGTATATATCAGGTATATCACTACCGCTACGCTTACCTTGCTTAATGGTAGCTATAATAGCTTTGTGTAACTCTTTCATAAACTTAGAATGTTTCATAGGTTGTTATCCTTATCCTTAGGTATACAGTGAATACTAATAGTTGCTTTAGGGTATGTCATTCTTAACTTATAAACTAACTTTAATAGTTCAGTACAGTATACTACGTTACGATAGTGTGCAGAGGCGTTAATTGGTAGTTTAGGTTTAGTTTTAACATGTTCGGTCTCGTGCCACCCAAACAATATACGTGAGCGTACATTAATTACTACCTTCTTATTAGGTTTTGGACAACCTTTAATTACAATATCTAACTCTTCTAAACAGCTTCTTACCAGTGAGTTAATATGACTCTTGTTTATGTGTGATGGTATTAAATCACTATAACCAGTACAAGCTTTAACAATAGAAGTTAGGTCACCCATTGCCTTACCCCAATCATTATAAGTTAACATCGCTATTCTCCTTATCCTTAGGTTATATATCTAGGCTACCTTGCTTAAAGAACACTAACTCAATACAAGCCTCAGTTAGTTTAGTATAAGCTCTTGGTAACAGGTCTCTGCCAGCTTCATGCTTAGTCTTACTAATTGCTAAGGTTATCTCTTTATACTGGTTAGGATTACCATTAACAGACACAATTACAATAAGATACCTAGGGGAACTATGCTGTAGTTGTATGTTACATTTAAAAGCCTTAGCAATAGCAGCTAGCTGTAATGTATGTCTCTTATATATTTTATTAGTCATGATTATTATATCCTATTCGTAGTAATCAGTAGTATTTAGATTTAAATTCAACTCACTAGTATATGCTACGCACTTTTCAGTACAGTCATAAATACCTTTAATTAACATTATTATATCAGCTACTATAGCATTCTTTGCCTCTAGTAAGTTATCTTCACTACTAAGTACACTAGTAGATAATACAGCACAATGAAATAACTTAAACTTAGCCTTAGCACTAAATATGTTTATATAAATATTATTCTCTGGTACTGAGATTACTTTATACTCCATAGTTATGTTTATTTTCCTGCTAAACTGATTGTTAATTGAAGCTAGTTCTGAGGTTATTAAATCTGTTAACTTAGTAATTGGTTGCTTCATTATTTATACTCCCTTATAATCAGCAGTAGTATTTAATGCTACCACTGTCTGTTTATAACGTGACTTAATATTATCAGCACAGATATTAGCATTATACATGCTTACAATCAGGTCATTGCATATACTATTAGCTACTATTGACATGCTACCTTCACTCATATACGCATTAGTAGCTATATTAGCTGAGTGCTCTAATTTAAAGTTGTTACTAGCGCTATATATAACTATGTTCAAGGTCTTATTAGCTATGTTAACCATGCTATAACCAAAGCTAATAGATAAGTCTTTTTCAAAGTTTTCTTTTGTTACATCTAGCTTATTACTTAGCGCCTGTATTAAATCATGCATTGATTTCTTCATTAGGACTATTCCTTATTAGTGTATAAAAAGTTTAATTTAGTAAGCGCAGTTGGCATACTATTTGCATGGGAAACCAAAAATTGGCACGGTCTGCCCATATAGACCATTTTACCACATTGCCAACCATGTGCAAGCCTTATGTCACTCCCTATTTCATGCCCCCTTATACCTATATACTACCTATATATGGGACTACTATATACTAGCTAACCACCTGTTACTAGGTACTACCCGACTATCAGACTATCTATATACCTGCCTATATATACTACTATCTATCTAACCTATATCTTAACGGGGTATATTTCAGGGGTGTGTATTATTTTTTATATATTAATAATAACTATTCTTTACTAATTACTTTTCTTAACACACACCCTTAGACATAGATATAGATAAGCTAGCTAATACATACTATTAGACATACATATAGACTAAGACTGATACATATACTAATTAGGTATAGGCTAGCTAGACAGATACTAATAAGGACATGCCCACAAAAGCGCCCCCCATTCACCCCATAATTTGGGCGTTGGCAATGTGTCACTTTGGTAATAATTGTCATATCGTGCCAAAAAGCTCTACAAGCTAATATAAGACTATAAAACTAGCTAGCTAATATAAACCTATTAAGGCTGTCAAATAACTTCTTAGGATGGATTACAGGAAAGATACAGGCACAAAAAAGCCCCGCTATTAACGAGGCTGATTACTAGGAACTAATTACTATTTATAAGAACTCTAAGGTCTCAGTTTCTTTAACTGTATTTTCTAACCTTGTCTTAATCTTAAGGCTAACCTCACTTTCACTAATAAGGCTAATCACCTTTAATAATGCTTCCTTTTCATCATCTGGAATAACTACTTTAGGACTAGCCAGTGACTTAAACTTATTGCAATAAGCTTTTGCTATACCTTCTAATTTGAGAGTCTGGCCAACTTCTAGCGCACTGGCATCATAGCCAAGCTTGCCAATAAATGCCTCAATAACAACTGGCTTAACATCGCTAGCGAACCATTTTTCTACTTGTTCACCAGATAAGCGACCGCTAGTAGCTTTAGCATTCAATAGGCTAATTACATAAGCCATGTCTAGCTTCTCAGTGAAATAGCTTAGCGCGCCTTGTTTAAGCTCTTTCTTAATATCCTCATCTTCCACACCTTGTAGCCAGCTAATAATGTGCGGCATAAGTTGTTCAATGTTATCTGCTACGCTATCGGCACTAATATGACGCGTTGGTACATAACAGTACTTGCTTTCCGCTTTCTCACCTTTAGCACTAGCGCGGCCCAGAAACTTAGCTATTCTCATGCCTTTAATTTCTGGGTAGTCTAGCTGGCTGTTATATTCCGCAAATTGACCTGCTTTCAAGCTATCAGTACCGCTCGTGTTACTTGTTACCGCGTTGTCTAATGTAATCATTATATTCACCTATTGATTGTTAATAATTGCCACAATTGGCTGAATGCGTAATTGCATCCGGTTAGTACACTAGTTATTACCAATGCACTAACAGAAACAATTAGCTACTACCAATTTACCCGAAAATACCTAGCTATTAAATATCCTAAATGGTGGCTGTCCTTTATGCCGTCCAATTCTTCTATCTCAACTATTACCGCTACATCCTCATGTAATAAATCCTCTGCTAGCTCTGCAATATCATCTAGCCTGCTTTCCTTAATATCACCCACACTATTCACATACCTTGCACAATGTTCAAATAATTCTGCGTGCTTACCTGCCGATACTTCCGGTAACAGGCAATTACTGTTAAGTACCAAGTCATTAACTAGCAATTTAAAGTTAAGGGCGCTTATTGTTCTGTTTACTATTTGAGCCATAGTAAAGTTATTGCTTGTCACTGCAAAGCCTAGCTGTTCACATTGGTTACTTTTCATGTTATCCACCTTATTCATTCACTATTCATTCATGCTTATTAGGCGCTATTGTCCCGCCACAATCTTATAGGCTATATAAGCTATTCATGTCAAACAATATAATTAACTTATTTTCACCTAAATCATTAAATGCCTGATTATCCTATTAATTTAATTCCCTATTTATCTATTGGTTATGCGTAACCTGTCATGTATTCTATTCAGTTTATTGCATAAGTATTCACTTGCATAAGTATTCATAAGTATTCATAAGTATTCACTGGTAGTTATTACTAGCTAATTATAAGCGCACTAACCATATGGTCAGGGATGTTGCAAAAAATAGCCCCAAATAGGTATAGGTATATATGTATGTAGGTATGGGTGTGTATTGTTAAGAAGATAGCTATGGGTGTGTAGGTATAGGTAT